AAAGATCTTGCCGGCACCCTTGCCCTTGGTCCAGTACCGGCGGATCCGCTCGGTGGGGATGGGGTGGGTGATCCAGCCGGGACCGTCGTGGGTGCCGGGCGCGAAGGTGTCCACGACGTCGCCGTACACCTCGCGGAGCACGTCGGCCAGCGGGACCGGGTCGGTGTGCCAGTCCTCGGGGATGAGGTCTTCCTGGCCCAGCTCCCGGGCGCGCTTCTTGATGTGCGCCTTCGCGGCCGCGGGGTCCTTCGCCCGGCCGATGGCCTGGATGGCGTTTCTCAGGTCGTCGACGTTCTCGATCGGGAACGAGCCGTCAGGAAGCGCATGACCCGCATCAGCAGCCTTCTTGCGCGCATCGGCAGGGAAGTCGCGGAAGAGTGCCTCGGCGAGCGCATCGGCCGCGGTGCCGTCGGTGATGCCGGTGACATCCACGACGTTCTGCGAGCAGCCGCACGCCTGCAGGGCGGCCATCTGCTCCGCCTGCTGCTCACTGGTCATGTCCTCCTGGAACTCGTCGCCGAGGGCGATGTAGGCCTGCTGGAACGCCGGGATCGGCACGATCGTCAGGCCGGCGACCCGCATCTTGGAGAACACCGTCTTGTCGGGGTTCATCATCTGCATGAGGGCGTCCATCGGGTCGTCGCCCTCGGCCATCGGCACCACTTCGATCTCGGCGTCGTCGCCGTCGATCGACACGCCGCGCACGGTGCCGTCGACGATGCCGTCGATGACGTCCGGCGCGAACGGCTTGTTCAGCACCACCGCGCCGATGAACCGCCAGCTGTCGGTGGCGTCGTCGCGCCAGGCCTGGTCGATGCGGCCGACGGTGACAACGTCACTGGTGGTGCCACCGTGGGTGCCGATGGTCTCGTAGCGCAGCGGGATGGGCAGATCCCGGGTGGACAGCGCGCCGATCGCGAACTCGCGGCCGTCGCCGGTGGCGACGCCCTCCGGGGCGAGCACACCGTGCACCGGGATCTCGGTGATCAGCTCCTCGCCGTCTTCGGGGTCGTCGTCGATGAGGTCTTCCTCGTCGGGCGGCTCCACGGCGATGTCGGTGGGGTCGATCCGCTCCAGGATGTACGGCGGCACGATGCCGCGGCCGCCGGACGGGTCGGTGGCAGTGGTGGCGTAGGTGGCGGCGCCACGTGGCGTGCCACCGCCGCGGATGTCGTCGCTGGGGACGATCGAGGGGTTGTCGACCTCGGTGACGTCGTCGTCGGGGCCGATCCGGTACGTGTCGGCGCTCATGGCCTCCCCTTCCCGTGCCGCCGGCATCAGCACGCAGCGGCAGTTGATCCAGATCTCCGGCGGACCGACCGGTTCGCCCGGATAGTGCAGGTGGTAGCCCGCCACGGAGAAGGTGGCGCCGGCGGCGACGATGGTGCCGTCCAGATCCTCATGCGAAGAGCGCACGACGTCGTCGTGGTGGCTCACCCAGCGCTTGAACTTGCCACCACGGGCCTGGGTGCCGGCCACGGTGGCGTCGTTGACGGTGAAACCGGAAAGCCAGTACGTGACCCGCTGGATCTGGCCGTCGGTGACCTCGAACTCGGGCTCCGAGGTGCGGCCGAGGGCGATGGTGACCTTGTCCTGGTAGTCGTGCAGCCGGTTTTCGCCGTCGGCGTGCGGCGCCTCGGCCTTGAAGGCCTCCAGCCACAGCACACTGGCCGCGGTGACCAGATCCTCGTCCCAATCCGGGTCGCCGGCGATGTAGCGGTTCAGGGCGTCGTCGACGAAGCCCTCGAGCTCCTCATCGGCCTGGGAAAGTCGGCCCGCACGGGCACTGGCGAAGGTTTCCGGGTCCATCAGGCACTCCGGCGGGTCTCCGCGCCCATCAGCAGCAGGTGTTCACGCAGCAGTTCACGGTCCGGCGCCTTCCGCAGCGCCAGCAGCGCCCGGGTGTAGGTGTCCAGCGTCGGAATCAGCTGGTCCGGGGGAGCGGAGAGCGTGAACCGCTCGGTACACGACCAGGCGTCGGTGAGGATGAGGCTCATTTCGGCCTCGGACAGCACCGGCATCCGCAGGTACAGGTCCGCGGCCGATGTTCCGGCCGGAATATGCCCGGCGACCTTGACCTTCAGCCGGTTCCCGGCCCGTTCCAGCGCCCGGAACACCAGGATTTCGCTCGCCGCGACCAGTTCGTCGGGCACCACCCCGTCGTTGGGGGCGCCACGCACCGGATGGTCGGCGATCGAGGGGATCGGCCGGGCTTCATGGGTGTCCTGGGCGGGCTCGGCAGGAGCAGTGACGGGCACGCCCAGGAGCGCGAGGCCCTGAGCGACCAGCTCAGGGGTGGTCTGGCCTTCGGCGAGCTTCACGGTGAGCCATTCGGTGCGCTCTTCGTCGCCCATCACATCGGTCTCGTCGAAGCCGTTCTCGCGGACCACGGCCTCCTTGGAGAGCACGCCCAGGTTGTACAGCTCAGTGGCTTCCTTGGACCGGTTCGGCCGCAGCCGCAGGTCCGCGGTGTCCGCCGCGATCTGGAACGTCGCGGCATCGTCGGGGTCCATCCCGAGGGATTCCAGCACCGGCCGCAGATACCCGACGGTGAGCGACGAGGTGATGACTTTCAGCAGCGGCTCGGAGTGGCTCTTGATGGCGGCTTCGTCGATCTGCCAGGCGGCCCAGTGGTTGGTGTCGGCGGTGCCGGTGAGCACCTCCGGCGGCATGTCCAGGCCCAGCGCGAGCCGGCGGATCGCCTCACTGCGCAGCTCGATGGCGTGCTCGTCCAGGTCGGTCCAGAACTTCAGGAACTGCACCTTGTCGATGTACTCGCCGTCGACCTGGGTGACGATCGGCACCTTCGCGGCCGCGTCGGCGGGGTTGTTGATCGCGATCGACGCGATCTCCACCATCAGGTCCGCGAACGCCTGCGCCGGGTTGGACACCTGACTGGCGACGGCCTCGCCGTCCGGGGGAGTGTTCGCCCGGGACGAGGGCAGCGTCGGGAAGGAGAACTGCGAGGGCAGGATCAGCATGCCGGCGGACGTGAGCCGGGACTCCAGCTGCGCGGCGACGTGCATCGTCAAGCGTTCGATCTCGGAGAGGATCGGCAGCACGGCGCGGCTGGGGGAGGTGGACTTCTTGGGGCGGCGGGGGTGCGGCCGCCAGATCCGGATCAGCATCGACGCGGCGTCGTCGATCAGCACCTTGTCCGATCCGGTGCCGACGGCGATCCCGCCGCCGGGGTCGCGTGAGATCTCGGTGGCGGCGATGACGAACCAGTCGTCTTCCCCGTCCGCCTCCATTCCGACGATGTACGCTTCCCCGGCGACGGTGAACTGGATGCCCAGCATGCGGAGCATCTCGGCTTGACCCTCGGGTCCGCCGAACAGGGCCTCCATCGCCTCGAGCACCTGGGGATCGCTCGACGGGCTGCCGTCTGGGCCTGCGACGAACAGGGTGGCCTTGGAGAGCAGATTGCCCACCCAGTCCACCCCGTACCGGTATTCACCGATGGTGTCGTAGAAGTCCCAGGCAGCGTCCTGCCACTCGTCACCCCCCGACTTCGGACCGTTCCAGCCCTTGTGGGCCTTGCCGATCGTGAAGTTCTTGGCGGCCGCGACGAACCCCGAGGTCGGGCTGGCGAGAACCTCAGACCTGAACGGTGTTCCTCGTGGCATAGAGCTCACCCAGGGTGCTCAGGGACGTGCCGGCGAGGTGACACGTCTCTGCGGCAGAGCATAATGCGGGATACATTTCCCGACCTAGGAGCAATATGCTCAGTCGTCTTTGCCTTGGTCGAAGTAGACGTACTGGCTGACCCAGTAGCTGAGGCATAACCAGCCCCAGAACCCCCACCAGATCCAGCCGAGTGCAGGGTGCAGGAAACTTCCTGCAAAACTCGCCAGCGCGATGAGGGTGATCCACGGGCCGGCGCACCACGGGCAGCTGACCAGCTTCGCCCACGGCCCGTCGTGGGTGACCTTCTGCCACCACACGCGGATGGCGATCGACGGCGGGTAGTCGTCGATGGTGAGGATCCGGGTGAGCCGGGCAGACCCGACGACGAGCACGATGATGGCAAGGGTGGCCTGCCACCAGGCAATGTCACCGATGCCACCGAGGTGGATCATGACCGCTGCCTGACGCCGGCGTAGCTGAACAGCCGCGCCCCGGTGCGCGGGTTGTGCCGGTCGCTGGCCAGGTACGCGTGCTCGAGGGTGGGGATCCATTCCAGCTCGGGGGAGGGGAGCACCTCGCTGAGCGCGATCAGCTGCGACGGGCTCATCCGCGGCTGCGCCACCACCCACACCCGGGTGTCGTCCTCGACGACCAGCAGCTCGCCGTCGCAGGGGCCGCCGAGCAGTTCGATGTTCACCGTCATCGGTTCCCTCTCCGCGTCCACCGGGTGGGGGAGCGCTCTGGCTTGGGGGATCCCACTGCGGGGCCGCGACGGTTTGGCTCCGATCCGCCGACGCGACCCCGAGGGATCCCGGTGGACATCGCGCCGCCGCCGCGGAGCATCAGCTCCGTGAGCGCCCAGACGAGTGCGTCCACCCGGTTCGGTGACGGGTCCGGGGAATCCGGCACCCAGGTCACCATCTCGTCCTCGAGGTCTGAAAGCCCGGGGACGTGCTTGACAAGCTGCTGTTCATACTTCGCGACGATCGGTTCGGCACGGACCTTCTTGCCGCGGGTCGCGTTCACCTCGATCACCCGGCCGGGGAACCCCACCGACTTCAGGGTGTGCTTGACCATGTCGCCGCCGTAGTTGCGCTCCACCGCGATCGCGTCGGCATCCCAGGCGTCGTACGCCCGCCAGGCTTCCTTTGCCCAGCCGTCCGGGGTGTACCGGCCGGTGTGATCAGCGAGGGCATAGCCGACGCCCTGGCTGACGCCGGCGACGATGATGCCGGTCTCGTCGCTGGTGCGCTTCACCGACCCGGCGGGGTCGACGCCGACCACGATGCGGTCCAGGTGCTCGCGGGCGATGGGGGAGTAGGCGATCATCGACATCGCCCACAGCGCGCCCTCGACATCCTCGAGGATCTCGCCGTGCAGCTCCTGCCGGCCGAGCCTCGTGCCCTCGTAGCGGGAGAGGATCACCTGCGCGGTGGTGGGCGCCAGGTTCTTCAGGTTCGCGTACGTGCTGACTCGGGACAGCCGGCTGGTGGGTTCGGCGATCCGGGCCTTCATCCACTTGATCGGCAGGGGAGTGGTGGTCAGCATCACGTGCGGCCGCACCCCTTTGCGCAGGCCGAGCAGCGCCATGTCCCAGACGTCGACGACCTTCGGGTAGTGCGCCGGCTCGTCGAACCAGATGAAGCCGTGCTGCGGGCCGCGGAGCCGGTCCGGCTCCTCGGCACTGAACACACGGCACACCGCGCCGTTGGGGAACTGGATGCGGCGCTTGGTGGGCTCATAGCGGACCCGTTCGCCGTACCGTTCGAACACCCGGATCAGGCCGGAGTCGGGGTCCTCGATCATGATGTCGCGCACCGCGGTGGCGGTCTGCCCGACGATCGAGATCATCGGGATCTTCCGGGACGCCTGCCGGGTGTACTCCGACCCGGTGCGGGTCTTCCCGGAGCCGCGGCCGCCCATCTGGATCCAGGAGAACCAGTCGGTGCCCGGTGGCGGCCACTGGTCGGCGCGGGCGTGCTGATACTCGTAGCCCTCGTGCGGGTCGCCGTCGCACAGACGGCCGGGGGAGGTGCAATAGAACACTTGCAGGTTGGCGCCACGGCGCGCCTCGAGCTGCCGGTAGATCTCGGCACGAGCCTCGGGGGTGTACTTCGTCAGGTCGGCGAGAACCATCAGAACTCAGCCGCCGGCTACGGCGGCTCCTCCATCGCGGTGATGTGCCACGGCCCGTACTCCGCCCCGGCGAGGGGACGGAACTCCTTCAGGCCCTGGCCGTAGACGGCCACCCAGGGCTCGTCGGCGAGCAGCTCCCACCAGTCCAGCTCCAGGTCGTACACCATCACCGCGGCGATCGCACGGCGCAGGTACGCCTCGAAAGAGAGTCCCCGCCGGCGGGCTGCCTTCATCGCCAGCTGCCGGAATCCGACGGGGACCCTGGTGGTCAGCCGGTCGATGCGGATCGACTTATTCCGGGGCATGGTGGCCGCCCGGTCGATCTGATCTCCCAGCCGATCCCAGCCGGGACCCTGAAACTCAGGCATCCCGAATCTCCTCCAGCTCGAGCACGTCCGCCTCCACCACAGCACGGCCCTGCAGCGCCTCGATCTCCCGCACGATGCGGTCCAGCTCCGCCGCCTCCGGGGACAGCAGCTGCACCTGCACCGCGGCCTGCGCGCCGGAGATCCGGGCGAGCACCTCGATGTCCTTGCGGGCCTCCTGATGCCAGGCCAGCTGCTGCTCGTTCGGGTACTCGTTGCCGGCGGCATCCCGGAACGTGGTCGCACTGGCGAGGGTGATGGAACGGCGCAGGTTCGCCTCCTGCGCGGCGATCAGCGAGGCCTGCATCACCCGGATGCCCTCCTGGTCCAGGTTCGCCTCCGCGGCGACGATGCCGCAGATCGCCGAGAAGCAGTGCCCGGGGGTCTCGTACTCCAGGAACTCCGCGATCTCCGGCAGCGGGATGCCGATCTTCTTCATGTTGAACGCGGCCCGCGCCCGCTTGGTCGGGTTGGTCGCCTGCCGCTTCAGCACGTCCAGGTCGATGACCTCGTAGCCGGCCGGCATCACCGGGATCGGGACGCGCTGCACCTTGGTCTTCGAGCCCGGGTTCGCCGGCTTCCCGCCGCCACGCCGCTTGCCGTGACCGATTTCGGTCACGTTGTGGAAGATCTCGTCGTCGTCCGGGGGAGGCGGCGGATCTTCATCTCGGGTCACGTCAGGCCGCGTTCCTCCAGGTCCCTGTGGACAAGCTCCCGAAGGTAGTCAGAGCGCGTTTGAGCTCCACGCGCTTCGTTGACCTTTGCGACTTCTTGCGGGGCGAGCCGAAAGACGACCTGGGTATCACGTGGCGTCCCGATGCGAGGCGGGTACGGCATGTTCCGAAGGGTAACACGCCACTCAGGCATGGTCGATGGCGGCCGTGTCCCCCTTTCGGGGGACGTATCCCGTTACGTTCATATGCGCCTGCATATGAACGTCATATGAACAGTCGCACCAGCTCCGCGACCAGCAGCACCACGAACACCCCGCTGATCAGGCCGCGACCGAACGCCTCGAGCACCCTCACAGCAGCTCCTCACCCTCGTCGATCACCGCGAGGGTGGGGCGCGCCACCTCGGCGTCGGGCAGCTCGAGCTGGTACGCGACCCGGGCGAGCTCCACGGCGTGGGCGTGACCGTCCAGCGCCTGCGCCTCGGAGCCGTACCGCCACTGCTCCTGGTCCAGCGGCCCGCCGAACACCATGGTCTCGAAGATGTGCACCGGGTGATCGACGTCGCCCTGCAGCAGGAACGCGTGCTCCATGCCGAGCCACACCGTGGAGACCCAGGCGTCGCCGATCGTGGTGTACGCGACCCGCTTGTACTCCAGGTCGCCGAGCATCCCGGACCACTGCTCCATGGTGATCTCGTCGCCGTTGCGGGCGTAGTACCGGATGCTCATCGGGGGAGCGGTCTGTCAACCCAAGTTGACATAAGATCCATTATCGGGGAATCCTCTCTTCGGCCACCTGGCGCCACTTCTCCGCCGCCTGCCGCCACGCACGCATCGCGATGAACGCCATCACGTTGGAGCCGACCAGGCCGACGACGAGCACCCACGGCAGCCACTCCCAGCCGGCCATCACACCATCACCATGTCCCACAGCTCCTCCAGCCCGCGCTTGATCACCGCGCCGTCGCTGCTCAGCTCGAGCTTCGCCTTCAGCAGCTCGAACATCTCGTCCTGCTCCTTGGTCAGCGACACCGTGATCACTCGCTTCTTGAACTCCGGGCGCGGTGCGAACGGGTTCTCGCTCACGATGCCTCCAGTGCCTGCAGGGCCAGCAGCGTGCACTTCCACGCCCCGTCGCCGTACCGGTGCGTGAACTGTGCCCGACGACGGCTCTCGCCCGCCGGGCTGAACCGCTCGGCCAGGTACTGGTGCACCTCATGGCCGGCAGCCTCGGCACGGTGGTGCAGGCTGGTCAGTCGGGAGATCCGCAGGGTCTCGATCTCCTGGACACCACCGCCGGCGGTGATCCCCAGCTCCACGATCAGCGGCATCAGTCCTCGTCCCGGTAGCGGTGGCCGGCCAGCGGCCACCCGACATGACTCGGCGACACCCAGCCGATCCGCACCCGCTCGCCGGTCGGGAACCCCGCCGCATCCAGCACATTGCGGAACACCGGCACCGCCATCCGGCCGTCGTCGCAGATCGCGTGCTCACCATCCGGGTCGAAGATCACAGCGTGCCCTCCACCAGGAACGGGCGCAGCTCTTCGCCGGCCAGGATCTTCTCCAGGTCGTCGGCGAAGATCCCGTACAGCCGGATGGCATCCTTCAGCGCGGTGTGCCCGGGCACCATGATCGGCGCGTTGGAGGTCAGCGGCAGCAGCTCCTCGAGCTGCGGCGGCAGGTTCCGCATGCTGGTCGCGTACTCTCGCAGTCGCTCTTCCAGGGTTCGTTCGGTCATGCCAGGTACCTCCGGGTCTCGATGCCGCTGGCCTGCGCCAGCTGGGCCGCCATGGTGGCGCCCCTCGACTCGTTCTTGATGAACGCCAGGCACAGATCCGCGCCGGCGGTCACCATCGCATGGTTGCGGATGAAGCCGGCCCGCTTGCCGTACCGCTCCCAGTTCGCCTCGAACACCTCCACCGGCCAGCCCTGCCGGCGGTGCATCGCATCGGCGATCGAATCCGCCCCGCGCGCCCCACCATGCACCAGCACGAACGGCTGCGAGCCGAGATCCTGCCACGCCTGCCGCATCGCCCACAGGATCTCGTCGACGTCATCCCAGTCCCGCGACCCGGTCACCAGCACCCTCATCGGCGCACCCGCACCGTCGACGGACCCAGCGACGCGTTCGCGTACCAGGCCGCGCCGCGCAGGAACCACCAGGCGAAGAACCCGACCGCCACCATCGCGCAGGAGAACCACAGGAACAGCACCACCCCGATCACCACCAGCAGCAGCAGCTCGATCACGACGGCTCGCTCCCCTCAACCTCATGGGCGTGGACATGCTCGCGCGCCTCGTCCAGCTGGTACATCGGGAAGATCTCACCGCAGTGACACACCACCGCGATCCGCAGCGGCCGGCCCTCCCACCGGTCCCACCGCAGCACCGGGTTCACGTTCCCCTCGAGCTTGGTCATTCGCCGTCCCAGTCGATCCGTGGCGAGTCCGCCATATCCAGCTCCCACTTCGCGACATCCTTGCGCGACATCAGCCGTGGGTTCACCCGCCACACACCCTTCAGCTCGCGGATGATGATGTTCCGCCGGGCCAGCTCGCTGAGCGCCCGCGACGTGTTCTGGCTCTGCCAGCCGAGGATCCGTGCCAGCTCCCCCGTGTTGACCCGTGCCTCCCCGCGCTCGCGATCCGTGTAGGAGACCAGCTGCCAGAACAGCTGCCACTGGCCCTTGCTCATCTTCAGCTGTGGCATCGCCTCGATGTCGATCATCATGAACTTGATCTCCTTCCTGGCCTTACCGCGCCGAGGGACCACGGGGATCATCCCGGTGATCGTGCCCAGCTCGATCAGCTCACCGGTGCGCTCGTCCGTGCCGGTCGCGTCCCTGATCTCCTGGGTGCGCCAGCGATTGGACGTGCGGCGAGGAGGATCAGGCGGCGAGACCATGCCGGCACTGTATCAGAACGGATCCGTGCTGCGGGGAAGGATTGATACCAGTGCTCTGAGGGCGGCAGCCGGTGATGTGTACCAGAGGTACACATGCCCGATAGGCACTTTCCCCTACTCCCGACTGGGATCGGAGCCGATTCGGCGAATCCTTCCCTATCTCATCCCATCCCCCGGTTTTTCACACACGGGAATGGAAGGGGCAGAGTATGTCCCGGCCGCCCCGTCGGGCGGCCGGGACTGGGGCACGCACCCCTCGCCGAGTGCGTACCGCCGGAGCTATCTTGCCGTATCCCGGCACTCCAGCACACCATTCCCCAGAATGGATTTTGAGGGCACCCCCACCGCCCCGTCGGGCGGTGGGGGCTAGGGCGAGCCCGCCCCTCGCCGGGTCGAGGCCGCCCCTGTGCCGTATCACACTACATGGTGTATCCCACTTCAAGAGTCTTTAGTCCCTTGTGCTTCAAGCCATCCCCCCCGGGTAATTCGGCCGCCGCGACGCGAAACGGGACAGTGTGGGGGGTTGTGCAACCGCGGGGTTGCGCGTGGGACATGCAACCGAACGGTTGCGCGACGGCATCCAACCGTTGGATGCCGCG